TCATTAATCCAAACATAGTTAATACCCCATTACAGAAACGTCATCAATATTAAAATCATCATACTCATCATAATTGTCTTCGGATTGTACCACATAGCCTCCTTGAAAGCCTAAGGCCATATATTGCTCAGCATCTGCCGGATGTGAATATTTGTTTTTATCGGGCTTATCTTTATATCTTGCTTCGCCAGCAACTTGAACACGTTTATATTGATAACCGCCTATTTTACCTCTTCTGATCATGGGACATTTACTATGTTTGGATTAATGAAAAGTATTGTAAGTTTAGCGGAAGATGTTGTTGATGTTGTAGTAGCTCCAGTTGAGATAGCTGTAGATTTAACTCGCTTAGTGACTAAACCTGTTGCCGATACTGCAAGAGAGATAACTAAAGAAATTAAACAAGAGCTCAATGACGACCATGAATATCTGTAAGGAAAATCATAATGGCTGACGCAGTAATTAAGATAGCACCAGAAAACGAAGAATCTGATCTCGAAGGCGTTGAGCTACTTGCTAGCTTTTTCGATGTTGCAGTTACTGATACATCAGAAGGCCAACAGACAGCATTCATTCCTAAGCCAAACATTGCAGACATGTTTGATGAAGATATTTTAAGCAAGATAGGTCAGAGTGTTATTAATGGATTTGACGCTGATGAACAGTCAATGCAAGAGTGGAGTGATTTTGTCGAAACTGGATTAAAGCTAGTCAAGCAAGAGAAGCACGCCAAATCTACCCCGTGGGATGGTGCCAGTAACTTTAAGTCTCCTGCGCTCATGCAAGCTGCTTTAAAATTTAGTGATCGCGCATCAACCGAATTGCTCAGACAAGAAGATATCGTTAAAACTGCTGTTATCGGGAAAGACATCGATGGACAGAAAGCAAAGCAAGCTGAACGTGTTGCAGAGTACTCAAACTTTCAGTTAAATGTTGAAATGATAGAGTGGAGAGATGAGCACGAAAAACTCCTCTATAAATTACCCTATGATGGTTGCGGATTTAAGAAAACATTCTTTGATCAGAGATTAGGCCGTCCTGTATCTAATTTAGTTCTATACCCTAACTTCGTAGTAAACAATGAAATAGACAGTATTGGTCGGATGCGTAGATTCTCAGAAGAATTTGATTTAACTGAAAACGAGGTCACAGAGCGCCAAAGACAAGGTTTATGGGTTCAAGATATAAGATCAACTGAAAGCGAAAACGAGGACGAAGAAGCTGAAGCGGATAATTTCACTACATTTATCGAGCAACAAGGATTCTTTGATTTAGATGGTGATGGATATGATGAGCCTTATACTTTTGTAGTATCTAAAGCATCTCAACAGGTCGTCAGAATTACAGCAAGATTTGAACCTTCTGATGTACTGGTTAAGGATGAGCAAAACAAGCGAGCTGCTAAATTATCCGATCTAATGACTATCGACGGATTACCTCGCACCGACGGTAAGCGTGAAGTTGTCAGGATTAAAGATGTTGAAACTATCACCAAGTATGGATTCCTGCACGACCCTGAAGGCGGCTTTCTAGATGTTGGCTATGGTTATATACTTGGAGCTCTAACATCAGCTGTTAACGCAAATGTGAATCAATTGAATGATGCCGGCACCTTAGCAAACAGACAAGGCGGGTGGTTAGCTAAAGGCTTTAGGCGTAAAATGGGTAATTCAGCGTTTAAACCTGGTGAATGGAAGCAAACCGGAATATCTGCAATTGACCTACGTAACGGCATTGTACCCCTTCCAGTCAAAGAGCCAAGCCCTACATTATTTGCTTTAATGAAATTTACTATCAGTCAAATACAAGAGCTATCAGCTTCTGCCGATCTATCACAGGTTATTGGTGCTAATGCCCCTGCTACGACTACCCTTGCACTGGTTCAAGAGCAACAACAGTCAGCAGGCGCCATTATATTGCGCATTTATCGCGCCATGTCGTCCGAGTTCACCAAACTATTTGTATTAAACTCTAAATTTTTAGATCCAGCCGAGTACCAGGAAGTATTAGACGATCCAGAAGCTAACTTTGAAAATGACTTTGATATTAAACGTATGAATATAGTTCCTGCTGCAAACCCAGAGATATCCAGTAAGATACAGCGCATTCAACAAGCTCAAGCAGAATTGAGTCAAGTTGAATTAGTATCAGCTACTGGTGGCAATGCCCGAGCAATTGTTAAAAACTTCTATGAAGCTATTGGCACTCAAAATATTGAAGAGATATTCCCTGATGAAGAGCCACAACAAAGATTACAACGCCTACTTTCTGAGAATCCAGAATTAGCCGAGTTAATTAGTGGTGAAGTTGAAAGAGCTGATATAATCGCAGCTGCGCAAGAAGACGCTATTGAGGCTGAAGAAGCTCGAAAGGATGCTCAGACAGCTAGTAAAATAGACAAAGAAGAGAGCGAAACTATTTTAAACCTCGAAAAAGCAGAAACTGAAAGCTTAAAAAATGACATAAGCACGTACACAACTTCGTTAGACTTGGATAACAAAGAGTTGCAAAACGAGCAAGCTTTGAAGGAATTGAGACAACCAGAGATCAACGAGGCGCAGCAGCCGTAATAAGTTGATTTAGAATAAGTTAGGAGTATAGTTTGATGGCGTCTAGGTTAATTACCGAAAGTGGACTTCAATCACCCATTGGCGCACAACACTTTAAGATTGACAACCGATAATTGTGAGGTTTATATGAGTGAATTCAAAAAAGTTAAAGCAACAAATCGGTCGCTATCCCTGCGTAGATTAGTTTGTGGAATAGGGAAAAACGATGCTTGGTATATGACGCAGACAAAATCGAGTGGTAATCACCTAAAGTGTCCCGCATATGAGTCGTGGAAGCATATGCTATTAAGGTGTTACTCAGTAAAGGAACTATCTAAATGTCCGACCTATAAAGGGTGTAGAGTTTGTGATGAGTGGCTTACGTTCTCAAACTACGCGAAATGGTTCAAAGATAATTACGTTTTGGGTTGCGAATTGGATAAGGATATAAAGGTAAAAGGCAATAAAACATACTCGCCATCGACTTGTCTGTTTATTCCTCATTCAATCAATTCGCTATTAATCGACTCTGGCGCAAGTCGCGGAGAACATCCGATAGGAGTAAACTTTCACAAGTGCTCTGGAAAATTTGTAGCGCAGATAAACATTTGCGGAAAAAGGAGTTACTTAGGGTTATTCGACACACCTAAAAACGCTCATTACGAATACAAAAAAGCCAAGAACAAGCAAATTAGAATTGCTATGGAAGAAAACCATAGGATAGCGCAATATTTAGAGAATCATTTATATTGCTTATAACCAACCCTGAGATACAGGAATTAACTAATGTCAGTACTAACCAAGCAGGACCTGCAGGAGTGGAATAGCCACCCTGTTACAAGAGCGATATTTAAACGAATCAAGAAACAAGTCCTTGAGATACAATCAGAATCATGTCTTAGAGAAACATGTGATCAAACAGCAATGCAGGTCGCGAGAAATCAAGGAACGTTTGAAGGCGTAGAATCTTTAGCTGAAATATATGATGAAATGCTAGAGGAGGCTTCAGAATGAACCTACCAGTGAAGCCATTAGGCCATTATGTCTTAGTTGAAATAGTACCCGTTGTCTTTAAATCTAAAGGCGGCATCATACTACAAACCGAAAACGAAAAAGAGCGAGAGCGTAAGGGCAGAGACTTAGCAGTCATATTAGCCTTTGGCCCTATCTGTTATGAAGGATTTGGCAAGTGTAGAAGCCCTAAAGATTGGGGTGTTGCAATTGGTGATACTGTAGAGTTAAGTGGTCGCTATGATGGTAAATTCAGTTCAGTAGCAGAATATTCAAATGATTATGAAAACCTACGTTATGTGTTAGATAATGACATCATTGGCGTACTTGACAAAGAAATTGTTGAACAATTAACAGAGGATAAGTAAATGGGAATCGAAGCAGAAAAAAAAGTCGGCTCAGAAGAAGAGATTGATCTAGAACAGATTGCCGCCGATGAAGTGGATAATAAAAAAGAAGTTCCTAAAGAGGAAGTTCAGTTATCCGAGGTAGAGCAAAAAGCTCATGATCAAGGATGGCGTCCGGAAGATGAGTTTGAAGGACCAGAAGGTAATTGGAAAACAGCTAGAGATTATGTCAGGGATGGTGAATTCATAGCAACTATTAAAGGTCTAAACCAAAAAATTGACAATCAAAAAGTTGACTTCGATCAGCGACTGGAAAACTCAAACAAATTACATGAAGCCAGAAGAAAGAAAGAAATTTCAGACTTAAAGAGTATACAGCGTGAGGCAGTAAGTGTTTCAGATACTGACGCCTTTGATAATGCTCAGAAGGAAATCGATGAATTAGAAAAGGTTCCAGCAGAAACTAAAACAACAGTTTCAGACGATCCAATTATTACCGCATGGGAAATAAAAAACCCATGGATAACCGATGTTAACGACGAAAGAAGACCAGTAGCCCAGGCTATTCGAGATCAATTTTTTATAAAGCATCCAACTGCGTCAACCTCTCAAATGCTAACCCACGTTGATGACAGGATAGGTAAGCTTTATCCGGTAAATAACGATAACCCTAGGCGAAACCAGAAAACCGTCAATGAGACGGGTACCAAACGTGGCAAGAAAGGAGGCAAGGAATTAACAATGAGCGACTTAACTCAAGATGAGAAAAGCGATTGGAACCAGTTTGGTCAATCTATGTTTAAAGATGAAGCCGAATTTCTTAAAGCCGTTAAAGATACGAGGGCAAGCTAATGAGTAACAAAAACCAAAACAGTTCAGATAACGCACATCAGAACAAAAAAAGACCAGAACGGATCCCTATGAGCGCAGGTAATAAGCTGCATGTACCAGAAAGCCTTAAAAAGGAAGGATATCAACAATACTGGCAAGTCGATACGCCTGGTGTTATTGAACAAATGGAAGCAGCATGGTGGGAAAAGGTAAAAAATTCTCGCGGCGAGCATGTAACTGTTCCTGCAGGTGGTGGTGATACTTTATATTTAATGCAAATCGAGCAAAAGTATTACGATGAAGACATTGAAAGACAGCAAAAGCTGAATATCGACACCACTAGAAAGCAAGCTCAGACGTTAGGCGAAGAAGAATATGTCCCTGACGGCCGGAAGGAAGTGGTCGAAAGAGAGATTATTTAGGTAATTTCACTAACATATGGTAAAGTGAGTTAATTGCACTTGAGCTAATTGGTGTAATTAACCATTTAATAACTAGATTTATTGATAAGTGGTCGTTTTCGTAGAAGCGTTAACAACCCCAAATCCATACCAGAAAGACATTCCGGATTGATTTGTAAAACTGATACCCGAAAGGGTTTTATTATTACTTTTTAATTTGGAGAATTGTTATGGCTGGTGGATTTCGCCCCATTCAAGACCGCTCAGGTCACTCGTATACTGGTAAGGTTGAAACCTACGGAGTAGACGCAGCACATGCCACATTGCTAGCAGTCGGAGACCTCGTTACTGAAACGGGTATCGCAGACGCAGCAACTGGTATCGCAGAAGTTGACGCATCAGTAGCAGACGCCTTAATTACCGGCGTTATTATTGGTATCGACTTTAATATGTCAAACCTAGAAAGAAAAGGCTTACCCGCTTTAGAAGCTGGAACTGTAAAAGTTGCTGTTGATAAGGATATGCTTTTAGAAGCTGAAACATCAGCTGGCACATTCGCCCTTGCTGATGTTGGTGGTAACTTGCCAATTGTGGCAACTGCTGCAACTGCTTCCGGTGGTTTGGTTAACTCGAACATGACGGTGGACGCTTCTGGCGCAGCCATCGCAGCAACCGATCAAATACGTGTGGTAGGAGTTAAAGACTCCGGTGATATCACATATCCCGCGCCAGCAGGCACAACGCTAATCTGTCGCATCAACGAATCTACGTCTGACGTAGTAGGAATAGGAGCATAATCATGCCAGGCACAATTACTACAGGCAATATTAGTCGCCTACTCGTTGAAGGCGTAAAGAACGTATTCGGACAAGCTTATGAACATCATGATAAGCAGTGGGATATGTTGTTTAATACCGAGCAATCGCGCAAAGCATTTGAACAAGATCAACAGTTTGAAGGTTTTGGTTTAGCCCCTGTTAAACAGGAAGGCGCTGGCGTTGCTTATGATTCACAACAAGAAGGTTTTAGCCCTAAGTTTTTAAACTTAACTTATGCTAAAGGTTTCATTGTCACTAAAGAGGCTATGGCAGATAATCTTTATAATTTGTTTGAGAGACGAGCGCGAGCTTTAGCTTTCTCAATGCAGCAAACTAAAGAGAATGTCGGTGCTAACATTTACAATCGTGGTTTTAACTCTGCGTTTTTGATGGAAGGTGGTGACGGTGTTGAATTGTTCTCACAAGTTCACATTAACGGTCCATCAGATCCAACTACGTTTAGTAATGAGTTACCGGTACCTGCCGCTTTATCTGAAACATCACTCGAAGAATTGTTAACCCAAGTCGGTGAAGCAACGGATCCGCGGGGTCTTAGGATTGCTTTACGAGCTGAACGTCTGATTGTTCCTCCTAAGTTGGGGTTTGATGCAGAGCGTATTGTGAAATCTGTTTTACAGAATGATTCGGCTAACAACGCTATCAATGCCATACGCTCAAGGGGTGTGCTTCCTGGTGGTTATGTACTTAATAACTATCTTACTTCTGCTACAGCATGGTTTATCAAGACTAACGCTCCTGACGGTGTGAAATACTTTACTCGTCAAGAAGTTGACTTTGACCAAGATATGGACTTTGGCACAAGTAATGCGCGTTTCAAGGCTGACGAACGTTATAGTTTCGGATGGAGTGATCCACGCGGTGCATTCGGCAGCGCAGGTCTTTAATTAATTGGGGCTTCGGCCCCTCTCTTGATGGCCTTCGGGCTGGCTAGTCAACTGTTAGGAGATATAACATGACTACACGTTTTCCAAATGGCTTAACCACAGCCGCAAAAGCTCAACCTTTGGGTGAATTTATCCTTCCAGATATGACCAAAGCACATATCTATATGGAAGATTTCGATTATTATAACGCTGCTGATTGGACAGTTACCGAAGTTGGTGTAGCAGTCCAGGTGCTAAATAATATTGATGGCGGTAATTTACTAATTACTAATGCTGGCGCTGATGATAATTCAAGTTTCCTTCAAAAAGTTGGTGAATCATTCTTATTTCAAACAGGAAAAAAACTCTGGTTTGATTGCCTTATTGAAGTGAATGATGCAATCCAGTCAGATGTTGTCATAGGATTGCAAATAAACGACACAACGCCTCTCAGTGTTAGCGATGGTGTATATTTTATTAAGTCTGATGGTGCTGATACAATCGATTTTGTTGTCGTAAAGGGCAGCACCGCAACAACTATTAGCGCCGTAGCAACTTTATCAGATACCACATTTAAGCGATTGAGTTTCTTTTATGATGGTGTTGATAAAATCACTATTTTTGATGATGGTGTAGCAGTAGCGACTTCTGTGACCACTAATCTACCAGATGATGAGACTTTAACTGTTAGTTTTGGCATTCAAAATGGCGAAGCTGCAATTAAACTTATGTCTGTCGATTATATCATGGCAGCAAAGGAGCGTTAAAAATGAAATATCGGATTATTAAAGTAAAAGACAAGTCTTACAAACTTATTCGAGATCCAGATGGCGAAGATAAGACCCTCGGTAATTATAAATCAATTCAGGCCGCTAAAGAAAAGCTTCGCCATATAATCTGTAAGGATTAGTCATGCGTTCTTCAATTGTATTTACAGCTGAGTCAACCAAAAAGTTTGCTACTAATTTTCGTCGAGGCGATAATTACAATGCCACGATCCAGAATTTATCAGGGCAATCTATAACTATCACGGTAACAAACCAAGATATACAAGGTTCAAATCCTACTTTTGATGAACCTGCTGTAGGCGCTTTAGTTATTGCTAATGGCGCTATGGGTTCATTGAGTGAGCCTTATGCAGGCTGGTTGATAACTGCTGCTGCTCCGGCTACTGGTACGGTTGAGATAGTCGAGGCGGGTTAAGTGAAAGGAACATTAAAGTTAGGTGATCACTGGGCCATCAGCGACATATCTGGCTTTAAATTCCCTGCATCTGAAATGATGAAGTTGTCTGGTGAGCAAGCTGGTCTTTTAGTTCATTTTTCCGAATGGAACCCAGCACATCCACAATTAAAGATAAGAGCCAGAAAGGACGATCAGAACGTTAAAAATGTTCGTTTACGTCCAGATGATAAATTTCCCGATCAAATAACCCAGGACGATTTATAATGGCTACCAGTGGAAGTACATCATTTACATTAAGCGCGTTGAAAGTTATCGAGCGAGCCTTTGCTAAGATAGATGTGAAGGTTGCTGAACAGCCTTTGCAGGATGATGAACAGCAAGACGGTATAGACTCATTAAATCTTATGATCAAAGCATGGGGCGCTCAAGGTCTACATTTATGGACTAAAGATGAAGGTGTATTGTTTTTGGATGTTGGTAAGACTGATTATGATTTAGGTCCTACTGGTGATGAAGCTTGTCAGTTGGATGATTTTTTACCCACCACCACTACTTCAGATGAAGCGGCATTAGCAACCGTTATAGAGGTTGTTGACACTACTGGTATGGTAGCCCTTGACAATGTCGGGATTGAACTTGATTCATCTATTAGGCACTGGACGACAATTTTTAGTGTTGATAGCCCTACGCAGATAACCATAACAATTGGAATTCCTACTGTAGCTAAATCTGGTAGCTCTGTATTTACCTTTACCAACCTAATACAAAGGCCTCAACGGGTTTTATCTTGCAGGCGTAAAAGATTTGATCAAGATAACGAGATACCTGTTTTATCATGGAGTCGCGATCAGTATTTCAACCAGGTAAACAAATTATCAAGAGGCACTGTAGTGAATTGCTATTACTCGCCTCAATTGGGTAATGGACGCATGTATGTTTGGCAAACTGCTGATAATGTAAACGATTTACTTAGATTTACCTTCGAGCGACCTATGCAAGATTTACTTATAGGTGATGATAATCTGGATATGCCTAATGAATGGCTAGAGGCTGTTATTTATAACTTGGCCTTTAGATTAGCAGACGATTACAACACCCCATTAGCTAAGGCAGACAGAATAGGCGCAAAAGCAGAAATATTCCTAGAAGATTTATTAGGCTGGGATGAAGAAATGGAGTCACTAAACCTTCAACCGGACTTTAGCTAATGCCTAGAGTAAATGTTCCAATCCCACTAGGCTTTTACCAGAGTCCTAGTCCTACGATGTCTGTACAGCGTTGTATTAACTGGATCCCTGTTGTAATAGAAAAGCCTGCGCTTAATCAAACAGCCTTATTTCAACCGTCTGGCATAATTGAAAGCATTCAAACTGGATTAGGCCCTGGTCGAGGTGCTCACACCATGAAAGGCATCCCCTTTTTTGTTGTGGGCAATAGTTTAGTATCTCTTAATGAAAATTTAACAATAAACACCCATGGAACAATTACCGGTAGTGTGCGTGTAGCTATGGCTGATAACGGCACTAATTTAGTAATTGTTGTTCCTGGTGGGGATGCCTTCGCATTCAGCAATGCAACTAATACATTAACGCAGATAACCGACCCAGACTTTCAAGTTTCGGACAGTGTGAGTTTTTATCGTGGATTCTTTGTATTTACTACAACCGATGGTAAACAGTTATTCGTATCAAATCTTAATCAACCATTAACTTTTGATGCACTAGACTTTGGTAGCGCAGAAGGTGATCCGGACAGAATAATTACTCAGGTCGTTGATCATGATGAACTATCAATCATTGGCTCTAAAACTACTGAGGTATTTAGAAGTGTTGCCACTGCCGATTTCCCTTTGCAGATAATCCCCGGAGCATTTACACAAAAAGGTGCACACAGTAAATACGGTGTCATTAAATTCGATAATACTTATTTGTTTATTGGCGGTGGTGAAAATGAACTAACGGCAATTTGGCGTCAAACTTCCAGTGCTTCAGCTGTCAAGATATCGACCGATGCAATAGATAATGCTATTCAAAAGTTTAATGAGGATGAAATAGCAAACGCCTTCACAATGACATTTGCTAAGAAAGGTCAGTTCTTTGCGGTGTTTAGCTTTTTATCAAGCCGCATCCCAGGTCAAACCTTTGTTTATAACGGTACGGCCTCGGCCTTTGCAGGTTCTCCTGTATGGTTCGAATTTCAAACAGGCGGAATCGATAACTCCTGGCGAGTTAATGCGATAGCGAAGGCTTATGGCCGATTATTCTGTGGAGATGCATTAGATGGAAGGATAGGCGAACTGGTAGAAAATGTTTACACTGAATATGATAACGAAGTTTTTAGACAGGCGGCATCACAACCATTTTCCATTAAAGATTTAACCGTATTTGCTGGCGAAATAGAAGCGACTTTTCAATCTGGTGTAGGGCTCACTGTCGGACAAGGTTCGAATCCTGTTGTTAGGATGGACTTTTCAGACGATGGGGGAATGACATGGTCTAGTGAATTTAGTCGCTTTATTGGCAAAATAGGCGAGTTTGGACATGAAACAGTATGGAGAAGACAAGGAAGAGTCCCAAAGTTTAGAACAATACGATTTACTATTACCGATCCAGTTAACGCCAACTTGGTTAGAATTGCAGCCACACCAGAGCAAGGGGTTCAGTAATGGCTGAAAACATAATTATTCCAAGACGAAGAGAAGATTTTTTTGACGAAGAAGGCGAACCTACTTTACGCTTTGTCAATTGGATTGAATTAGTTACCGGGCAAACCAACGTGACATCCATTGTTGTGGAGGATACGGAGCAAGAGTTAACAAGCATTGGTTCTAGAGTTAATCGAAACACAGCTAACTTAAACTCTATAGCATTAAAGGAGTTTGAATTAATAACAGTTACTGCAGACCTTCAAACATCTGGCAATCAAATCATAATATGCAGGAATTCCGATTTAATTGAAATAACATTAGATCCTAACGCCATAGAAGAAGATGAAGTACATATTAAAAGAAGAGAACAGGTTGTCGATGTGATTGGTATTGTGGACGGAAAAACCGATCTTAGAATTAATGTAAAACTGTTTTCGTTACGCTTGGTTTTTAACAGTTCAGAGTGGATCCAAATATAATGACTAATAATGTCACACAGGAATTCCAACTAACGGCAGCTGACGAGCAGTCTGTTGCAGAAAATACACCTCTGACTCAAATTTCTGCTCAATATGGATTAGGTCAAAATGTCTTCATTGTTGTTGATGACTTGCCATCGGGCACAGCGACTGCTGCTGATGGTAAATTTATCTGCCAGACAGGAAATGATGTCAATGGATTTGCCTCAATAACCACCCTCCGAGAGTTAACCTTCAGACCAGGGCAAGGAATTGTTGCAAGGATTTCATCTTTATTTACTCCAGGTGCCGCTGCTGGAAGTCTGCAAACCGCAGGGTTGCTTAATGCTGAGAATGGGTTGGCATTTGGTTTTATCGATTCCACCTTCGGGATTGTCTACGCGCATGACGGTCAAGTAGAACATCAAGAGCTCACAATAACAACGGAAGCTTCTGGATCTGAAACAGCCACAGTGACCGTTAATGGAATTGGGTTTAGTGTTCCTCTAACGGCGGGGACTGTTCAACATAACGCCATAGAAATAGCCGATTCGTTGACAACTCAAGTTGCTAATTACCGATTTACTGCCAATAACGATCAAGTTGTTGCCTTAGCCGTTGTACCAGGAGCGCAGGGGTCATTTGCTTTCAGTAGTAGTACTGCAGTTGCTGCATGGGTACAAATTAAGGCTGGCGTTCCTCTAACATTTGATCCAGTTATTGAGCAAGCCGACTGGAATATTGATCCAATGTCTGACTTTACTTTTGATTTTAGTAAATTAAATGGTTTCCAAATAAAATTCACTTATACAGGTGCTTTATTTAGTGTGCTTGACGTAGAAGGCGGATTAAGGAATGTTCATCTTATTAGCGGTGTTAATACATCCGATAAGCCTTTTGTAACGACACCTTCGTTCAGAGTCGGATGGGTTGCTCGAAAGATTTCAGGTGATGCAACAAATTTAACTGTCGCGGGTAGTTCGGCATCTGGATTTGTTGAAGGTGAAAAGCGCTTTGATTCTGGGCTTAATGCTTCTGATGCTGCTGCTCTATCAATAGGAACATCAGATACAACCGTATTGGTGATCAGAAACCGAATTGCATTTGGTGATCGAATTAATCGAGCAGAATTATTGCCACGGTTTATCAGTGCGTCAACCCAAACTAACAAAACTGCTTTTATTTCCTTAATCCTTAATCCAGCGTTTTCAGCTGATCTGGTTTTCGATTATCTTGACAAAGAGAATTCAATTG